CTATGTATGTAAGTATGTATGTACTGTGTATGTATCTATATAAGTATCTTGTACAACATTTATCTATGGTAGTCTTTAGCATTCCTTAACATCCTAACTACGTTAGATTCTTAAGCATTCCTAAAGGTTACCTATAGAGTGTTCCCCAGAGCTAACAGTTACTGTGTGTTTAACCCTGGGGTGTACCCTTAGGGGAAGGTTTTAATTCTCTAGTTAATTCAACCAGTTAGGAGAATTATTTGTAGATGTCATGGTATTTACACCATTTAAGAACTTGTTGAGTTCTTTATCCATCAGTTCTTCCCTTCTATCCCTCATCTCTCTGTCTGCATCAGCAGCCATCTGTTCTACCCAGTATGCACAAGCCATTGCTAGTACATCTAGTCTATCATCATGAGCTAAGGCTCCTTTGTCTCTTGTTATACGAGACATCTGGTACTGTAACATGTACCTTTGGGCTTTCTCAGGTGGATGATGTTGTACACTGTTGTAGTCTGAATGGATTACCTTGGGGTCTATGACCAATCTGTGTTGGTTCATTATAGGTTCTAAGGTATCTACTATCCTAGCTTCTTTCTGCTTACTGTGTCTCACCTCTTCAGTGGTCACAGGATATGTTTTTTGCAGGTAAGGCTTAAATAGCTCAGTGAACATGCCATCACCAAAGTTACTCTCAATGAGAACCATGTTTACCTTATTTAACTTAGCGGTATCTGCTAGTTTCTGTAGGGTATCTTTACCATACCCACCAGCAATACCTCCAGCATCCACAACATACAGGAAACCATTGAGCATCTTAACGACTGCATAGGCTGTTTCATCAGCACCACGACCAGAGGGGTCAATAGCAAGTAATGAACCTGTATACTCAGAGCGTCCTAGAGCCTCCTCAGGGGCATAGAACTTGTCACCCGCTAGTCCTACGCATGGTAGGTCACTTAAGGGCTTCATAATGCCGTATACGAGCTTCTCAGGGGCTGTTGTACTGTCACATGACATGACCAGTAAGTCAGATAGCTTTAATGGGTATCTATCACCATCACTGAGACTAGTATCTAGCATGAACTGTAGGGCAAAGCCTGAACGACCATAAGATAGTTCACGTTCTAATAGGTCTTCCTCATGGAAGCGCTTAGGGTCTGTAGGTTGCCACTCTAGTTCTGGGTCTTCCTCAAAGCTGCTTAGGAGTATTGGGGCTAGTCTATCACTGTAGTTGATAAGCTTTTCTGCTCTTGGGTATCTAGCAGGCCATACACGTAGTTGGTAACCACGTTCAGTCAATGTATTGTACAAGGACATTTCACACTGGGGAGTACCCAGGTATATAATCTTACCTTCAGGTTTCAGTACAGCATCGAACTCTTTTACAGCTTCACTGAGTCTCTCACGCATCCCTTGGGTCATAGAGTTGTTTGGTACTTCTACGTCATCTGCAATGATGATGTCAGCACGAGAACCTGTAAGCTGACCTGTGATACCTACGGACTTAACCGAAGGTGAACCACTGGCTTTAGCAGGAGCTACGTCAAAGGCTATCTTACTCCACCTTTGGGACTCCTTGGCTATCAGGTGCTTACATAAAGGAAGCTCTAAGATAATACGCTGTGTAAAGGTACTGAAGTCATCAGCTCTAGCTTTACTAGCAGAGACTACCATGAACTTCTTGTCTGGGTCTAAGAGTAGCTGGTGGACTACGAAAGCACAGGTGACGTAGGATTTCCCTACGCCCCTGAAAGCTTCGATAATGCAGCGCCTTGGAGCGTTCTGTAAGTAGTCCGAGATGTCATACTGTACAGGTGTTGGGTCTGGAAGGTTTAAGTGTTTCCAAACCAAATACATGAAGTTACGGAAGTCATGTAACTCCTTTGGCAGTTCATTCATACGTTTCCTTTGTCAGCTTCAAACGAAGCTTTAGTAACCTGCCTCATGGAACATTCTTACCATGTTGGCGCAGGTGTCTGACCTAACAATGTCATCTAAATCAAATTCAATGATGCTTGTGTTAGGTGGGTTATAATTGTCGAGAAGATTCATAAATGTACTGATGCCAGACTGTCCTTTTAAGTCTGATTGCTTAGGGTCACCCATAAATACAATGGTACTACCCTCACCCACCCTAGTGGATATTGCTTTAATCTCATCTAGGGTAAGCTGTTGACATTCATCCACAATGATAAAGGTGTCCCTGAAGGAACGCCCACGGATAGTCTCTAGTGCTACCGTTTGTATCTTCCCCTTATTTGTACAATACTCAAACATTGTGCTACCGAGGTGTTCTCTCAGCACTTCTGTCATGGGCATTGTCCAAGGAGCTAACTTCTCATCTAGGTTGCCTGGTATAGCACCTAAGGATTTCCCAGTGGCTACGTTAGCTCTTGCTAGTACAATCTTTTTAACTGCACCTCGAACTAACCACTGAGCAGCCTTAACACATGTGGTATATGTTTTACCTGTGCCTGCTGGCCCTAAGACTACCATCAGGTCATTACTCTCTAGGTCATGGAATAACTCTGATTGCGTCTGGGTCTTTGGAGCGAAGTCTATTTGGGGTCTGTGGTCTACATTGTTGCGTTTATTACGTTTAGACATAAAAGCCTTTTATTGAATTTTATCCGCTGCCTCAAAGGGCAGTGCTTCTAGCAGGTTAGCCATAGGACTTTCTGCTGTTATAACGTCTAAGCTTGCACCATTATCCTTAAGGAACTTGGTAGCTACTGACAGTTCTGAAGCTGTTGCTTCTCCAGCCTTAACACGAGCAAGTAACTCTTGCGCTACTGCACCGTGAAGGGCATCTATGATGTCTTTGTTATCCATTGGATAGCCTCCTCATATGTATCAATGTTTCTACGTGTCCATCCTCTGCCAAATGTTTCGTAAGTACGAAGACCCATGTAAAACTCCTGCCGCTTCTCTTTATATGAGAATGCTAAAAGGTCAGGGTCGTTACTGTAAGCCTCTTTAACGGCTTTAATGGTCTTAATACCTACTATCCCATCTGGTACTGCGTGAACTACGCTCTGAAGTGCCTTAGAAGCTCTTCTAGCACCAGCGTTCACTGCAAAGTCGAAGGTAAGAAGAGCTACCGCAGGTGGAAGAGAGTCCCCTTGGATTTTCTCCCAATAGTCCGTGCGGTATATAGAAGCTACTTCTTCTTCAGTGATGTTCTTTATGTCTACCTCAGGATATGCTCTTTTACTTATCCCGTAGTTAGTCTCACCACCTGGGTCTTTAGGATGATTAACGTAACCTCCCTCATGCTTTAGAACTAAGTCCAAAGCATCCTCAAATGCAGCCATTATTTATTCCTAGCTCTGTTTGTGGATTTAGGTTGAACCCTAAGGTTACCTGTTGAGTTGTTTTTAGGATTACGGTCTCTATGGTCTACATCCATACCGTCACCTTTACGTACTCTGCCTTTAGCCTCCATTAGTCTACGGGCTTTCTTACGGGCATCGTTACGCCTGCGCTGGGCAGGTTTTTTATGATAGTTGTCGTACTCTTTTCTATAGTTTCTAGCCATGTTATTTTTTCCAATTAGCCAAGCCTTTAAGACCAAAACTGGCGGCTATGGCGGCTGCTAAAAAGCCTTTGTAATACTCAGGCATTGTGTCCAAGACTGCGAAGCCTTGTTGGATGTACGGCACTAAGCTGGGGATGAATGAGCCAATCATGGGAATGGAGAGGACAACAACAAACCACTCGTCTTTCCACGAGTTCTTGCTGCCCTCCGCCATTATTTTTTCCCAGTTCTCTTCTGACTGCATAGCTTTAAGCTTAACATCTTGTTTTGCTTTAGCTTCGTCAGCTTTTCCCTGTACCCATTGCGTAGCTAGTCCCCCCAGAATTGAAAGGAACTGAATCATTTTGTTTTACCTTTAGAATGGAAAGGTGAAAGTAATTCCTACAGTGTATGAAACCTGTGTTATTGTTGCATACATGCTGATGGACATTACTTATCCACCTTGTTGTCTAGTTTATCTGCAATCCGAATTAGCATCGATTTTATCTCAGCAATGTCTAACTGGTAGTCATCGCGTCTGACGTAGGTATCTGGTACATGACGTTCTATAGCCTTTACGTCTTTCT